TGCTGTTGGGCTAACAACGATGTAGTTACCAGCACCACGACGTGTGCGAGTAGCAATGTCGTTGGCAGCGCGGTTGATCAACACAGCAAGAGCGGCGTGTTGGTCACCAACAAATGATGCCTGGCCTGATACGCCTGACTGGTCGTATGTGGCAAATGCTGAACCAGAAAGATTCAACAATGACTCGATGATCTCTTGGTCGATTTCAGCAGTGATTTCCTGAGCAAGTGCGGCCATGATTTCTGCCTCAACGTCAACGCCATGGATGGCTTGTGCGTCTTGAGCGGCTTCAAATGTCCAACGTGCTGACAATTTACGGCTCTTGGCTTCAACTGTCTCTTTCAGGATCTGGATGCTCATCTTAGCACCGCCTGTGCCTTCTTTGGTTGCTGTTGTATCGGCTTGGCCTGCGCTGTTACCTGAATACTGTGTAGCAATCTTGAATGGGCTTAGGGCTTCGTCGCCGGCTGTTACAGCGGCACCAACTACGCCACGAGCGTTAGAAGCGGCTGAAGCGGCTTCTGCGTAACGAACGCGGAGAGTATGGATTTGGCTAACTGGACCTTGCATTGGCTGAACACCAACTAGTTCGTTAGCAATGGTTGTTGGCATTACACGGCGGATAACTGGAAGGATAACCTTGTTAAGAACGCTGATGTTGCCTGATGCTGTTGCACCTGAAGTTGCAGTTTCTGTCAAATACTTCTTTGTATTCTCCAAGCAAACTTCCATTGTTGTTTTCTTCTGTCCGCTAAGACCTTCGGTAAGGGCTTCCTTGGTTGCGGCCCAGTTCTTTGATTCAAATAATGCTTGTGACATTTGTATGTCTCCTATTATCTTTGAATACCAGCCAACTTGCGTAGTTGTTGAATAGTTGAGGCTTCTTCTGAAGCAACTGATTCAACTGCAGGGGCTGATTTATCTCCTGTAACCACAGTCTTCTGTGATTGGACTCCCTCAACGAGTGTTTTCTTGTCTCTGCGGACCTCTTCGTTAAGAACTGATGGCAGGTATTTCTGGAATTGATCTTTGAGTTTGGCAGTTTCAGTGCTCTCAAGCAACTCTTCCATGATGTTACGCTTGTCTTTAGACAAAGGCGCACACAAATCCTGCATGACACGACTGCGAGCCATCTGGTCTTCCGCGATGCGCTGACGACGGCTTGCTTCGGTAATTTCTGATTGTTTAGATTCAATGATTTTTTGTGATTCTTCTAATTGAGCCTTGATAGTTTTAATTTGACTGTTTAGTTGACTTACTGCTGTTCCATCAGCAAACTTGCTGGCCATAAACTCTGCGGCAAACGCTTCCATGATTTTACGACCAAAATTGTTTTCTTTGGCTTCACGGATATCTTCCTTGAGTTGGCTCATTTCCTTCTTGAAAGTTTCAGCAACAAGTGTGTTAACTTTTTCGCTGGCCTTCTTAATGAATGTTGAGCGGGCTTCTTCAATTGCCTTGCGGCCTTCTGCTACGAGTTTAACTCGAGCATCCACAAGTTGTTTGTGGTCTTCATGCAACTCTGACAATTCAGAAGTAAGTTTACGAAGTGCAAACTCTTCCAAACGGCCTAAGTTATCTGTTTGTGTTTGACGATCAGATTTAAGTTCTGCTACTTCTTTGGCCAGTGTTTCCATAACGAAACGCTGTAGAAGTTCGGCATCTTCTTTAATCTTAGCGGCATACTTTACACGTTGACTGATAGCGTCTTCGTGTATCTTTTTAAATTCGGAACTGGCTCCGGTGATGGTGTCGTTAATAAGTTTATCCATCGCTTCAACCAATTGACCTTTGTCATGCTCGTAGCGTGAAGCAAATTCTTCGCGGAGTTCTGCGGTAATTTCTTCACGACTTTCAGCAATATGCTTTTCCCAAGCGGCGTTGATATTCTCACGCACCTCTTCAGAAAGAACCACTGAGCCGAGCAATTCTGTTAAGTTACTCATTTGTGTCTCCTCAGACTTTCTTCAGATTCTGAATGAATCTAGTCACCTCTGTTGCAAGGTGCTTTTGTGCGGACCTATCGTAGGTCGCCGCAAGGGCCACATCCATAAGGGCGGCTCGTCTGCGATCTAGCATCACACGTTCGTAAATTGGTGTTGGATATGCATCAGGAGCACTGGGTTGTGCAACAACGTCAACAGTAACAATTTCAAAATCTGAAACTCTACCATTGGCGCCTACGTTGCCTGAACCGCGGCTGCTGACACCTAACTTGACACCACTTTCTAGTAGTGTGCGGATGATGTTACCCATGGGTGTTGGAATAATTTTTAGTTTTCCATATCCATCAGCACCATCTACCCACATTTCTGTGACCATATGACTTACGCGATCAATATTGACTTGTAGATCATCTGGATGGTCGGCTTCTCCTAGCACGGAGTAGCCTTGCTCTAGTCGTGACTTGATGCTCTCTACTGCTCGGGCAATTTCGCTGCCAGGGTAAACACGTTGATTGTGGTTTACCTTGTCACCTTGAATGAAAATGCCTTTCATGTAGAGATCCTTACCGCCATTGGCTGTCTCTTTGGCTTCAACCGTCATTTGTGCTTGATCGAAACTTAGACGTTCACGTAATGGCTGTAAGTTCATCGTATTAGCCCTTTGGTGTTGCTACTTTACTGAGGGCAGGCTTAGTTGTTCCACCTAGGTCTTGTGCCTTGGGTGCTGTTCCACCTGTTTCGTTACCACCACCAAATTTGGTAGCAGGACGGCTCATCATTGGATTCTTACCAGCAACTGGACTGTGCTTTTCGTCAGCCTTGTCGCCGTTGTCAGGTGAAGATACTTTTTCTAGTTCTGCTGACTCTTCAATACTTTCTTTTGGTGCTTCTGCATCTGCTGGCATTGCATCGCCTGCTTCTGCATCTGCATCAGTGGCACCACCAGTAACCATTTCTTCAAACTCAGCCTTGAGTTTGGCCAATGCTGACTCAACGTCCATCATGGCGTCAGCAACATCTGCGGCATCGCCGGCTACGGGTTCTGTTGTGGGTTCTGCGTTCAATGCACCTGCTACATCTGCTGTAGCGGCTCCATCTGGTGTAGCAGTAGGTTCTAGTGCCTCATCGTCACCTTCTTCAGTTAAGTCTGATTCGACTTCATCAACTGCGTCAGTTACGTCTTCGAGGGCTTGTTCGTCTTCTAAGTTGATATCGTCAGCCATAATGTCTTCATAGACTTTGCGGCCGATACCAACGTAGTAATCATGTAGGAGTCCAGCGGCTTTATCTTCCTCTCTATTCAAGAGGTGTTCAAGCGCCTGCTCTAATACGGTTTTACTCATTATTCGTTCTCCTTTGCGCGAAGGCGGTTTTTCACCAAAAACTACTTACAGATGGCGCAGGAGAACGGAGGGGATATGGTGGAAAAACTGCGTTTTTTTACGCAATTATGACACCGCTAACAACTAGATCACGCCATGGGCGCGGGTCTAGCATACATTTTTTTGACTAATTCTAACCGATTTTTGGTTTCGTATTCACGCAATTCACGCAATTTACGCAGACGATTCACATGCTCTAGTGTAAGCCTGTGTCTGCGTAAATCAGAATAAAATGCTACTTCTGGATCTTCTTCGATCTCAATTTCATTCTGATGCTGTAGAATATCGTTGAATCTCATGGATCTACTTATGCTCCAGGTGCAGTTGGTTCTGTTGGTGCAGAACCAGAAATTGGGCTTTCGGCACCGGCATCTGTGGACGCCGCAGTGGCATCACCTGTGGCCGGAATTGCTCCATCAAGGTCACCGGCTAAACTCATGTCGGCTTCGCCTGGAGCGGCAGCACCAATGTCACCAAAATCACTGCCTGTTGACTGTGTGGTTCCTTGATTTTCTTCTTCCCATAGGCGTTCATTTTCAAGAATTTCGTCTTCAGTCAAGCCCAAGAACTTCTGTAGTTTGAATCTATGTGCTAGATATGGAACTTCAGCCAACTGTGTAAACACAGCGGCTCTAGCGTTGTTGACTTCAATTTGGCGATAATCGCTGAAGTTTTGTGGCTCCAACATATCAATGTCAAAACTTGAAGCATCAATGTTAACACCGCGATGTTTAATAAAAGTCTTAAACTCTTTGTCCAGATATGGAGCAATCAATCCCTGCAATCTACGGCAATATCTGTTGAAACGATATTCTTGAATCAGTGCTGTGCCGACTCGTCCGTCAGTGAAAGCAATGGCAGAATCGTCAGGTCCAGTAGGCATGTAACTGCTGGGAATACGCAGACCGCGCAACAGTTTATTAGTAAAGAACTTGAGATCATCAATTTCACCTAAGTTTGTGCCGCCAGGCAGAACTTCAACCTTTGAACCACGACCATCAGCAGTTTGAGCAAAGAAGAAGTCTTCCATGATGCTCAATGGATTATAACTGGCATCTAAGGCTGTGCCACCGCCTGCGCGAGTTGGAATACGGCGCTGATGGATTTCGTTTTTTACACGTTCTACAAAACTCATGGCCTGGTGTGCAGGCAAGTTGCCAGTGTCAATATAGAACACACGACGCTCTGGAGCACGTTGCACACGATAGATAATGATAGCATCTTCAAGCAGTTCTTTTTGCTTGTAGATTTTGAATACGCTGTCTAAGATACTAGCACCAAAGGGCCAGTTAGCATCAAGACCTTCGCTGAGACTCATGTGAATCACATGCTTGGAATCAATGGCTACTTCTGTGCCGTTGTTGCCTGTTTTTTGTGTGGAATTGGAAATTGTAAAACTGTTGTTGGGACCAGTGGTCACTGCATTGGCCATAGTTTGAACATTTTCAATAGGCTTGGTAGCAACTTTGGTAGCAAAGTTTGGATGCAAGTTTGAAATCACATACTGTTCAACTGCACGACCTTCGGCTTCGTTGATTACTGCACGTTTGACATCTCCAGGATTTACCCAATACAGTTCAAAGGTTTCTGGATCACGTAAGAAAAAGTGATCTCCATACTTGATGGCAGATCTAAATGTTCTAAAAACCTTTTGATCCCATTTGTTGATTGCACACCACTTTTTCAGTGTTTCGGCAATGACTTTGCTTTCGCTTTCTGTAGGATCAGATTTCCACTTGACTTCAAATGGTAAATTGGTTTCTGCTTCACTTTGTGTGCAGAATTCAGAAATAGTGTCTAGTGCGGCATTGATTTCAGAATCCTGATCCATTTGATCATACTGAGAGTAACGCTCAACACGGTTGGGCTGACCTGTGTAGACATCCTGCAACCAACTGGCAAATTTCGCTGAACTGCCAGCCGAACGTTGACCATTGTTGGTTTGTTCTGCTTGTGGATCCCAAATTTTAAAATGCTTACGCCATGACATAGTGGACTACTTACCTTAATTCGTTAACCTAGCCTTACCGGAGAGACTCCGCTGTCCGGTCTAGTATTGCCTCTAATGGCATTGATATCCGTGGCAATGTTGCTTAGGAGGCTTAAAATTGCACGGGATGCCGGGCTGTCTTCTTGGCCCAATAGATTATTTTGTGCCAACTGTTGAATCTGTGTATTGGTTGTATCTGTGGGGGTCAGCAATGCTGAAACTTGTTCTGTAGGATTGATTGCTGTTTGAATTGGTTGTGCTGTCCTTGGATTTACACCCATTGGACTTTGTCTTATACCTTGGAACTTTCTGATATCATCTTGAGTTACAGTTTTCAATGACTCCATGACTCTTTGTAGATGGTCGACATTGATCAACTTCAGTGCCTCAGCAAATGATTTCAGTCCTGTGCCAAAGTTCAACATGCCTTGACCCATTGATGCAAGATTGTTAAGCCCTGACTCGCGGATTACGGCAAATATTCTATGCATTGAATCTGCACCCACACCCTTGAGAGATGCAAATGCTTCACCAAAATATTTTAGGCCTTGACCAAAATTCTGAATTCCTATACCAAAAGGTGCTATATTGCCAAGCCCAGATTCTCTGATTACAGCAAATATTTTTTGCATCTCTCCTGCACCTACGGCCTTGAGTGATGTAAATCCTTCACCAAAGAATTTTAATCCTTCACCAAAATTACGCATGGCTGGACCAATAACACTCAACATTGGTGCAATAGGCGCTAGATCTTCAACTGCACGTTTAATTCTAGTGGTTATATCTGCGCCAAACAAACTGGCAATGCCGTTGACCAACGAACCCATGATGTTGGCACCAGCGGCAAGGCTGAACGCCAAAACACCTGTGGTTAGATCTTTGAGACCTGTAGCAACTTCACTGAGTTTTGCTCCGTCGATTTCGTTTACATCTTTGAGACCCCAGGCAAAGGCCTTTAATCCTAAACCCATTGCAGCCAATGCCAGTGCAATACCTCCACCAACAATGGCAACAACACCGGCCAATATCAATGCTCCTTTGAGCACGGCTGGATTACCAAACGCAGAGATAAAGCCTGCAATACCTTGACCAATGGCTGGCAGTAGTTTGGCTAGGCCTTCGCCAATACCAGCGGCTAGACCTGCAATACCTTTGCCTAATCCTTCGCCTACGGATCCTATACCTGATCCAATTTTATCCATAACTCCGCCACCAGCACCGCCGGCACCACCAGCACCACCAGCACCACCGCGTCCACCACGTCCTCCACCTATTCTAGTTCGACGTCGTGCGCCAGCATCAGGCATGGCTCCGCCGCCAATGCCAATCTTTTCCAAGGCTGTTTTAGCAACTCCGCCAAGACCGCCGCCCAGCATCTTCATTAACGCGGCACCAGTCAATGCTGTGGCAATCAGCGCCAATGGTCCGCCAACTGCATAAATGGCTGTAATCAAACTTGAAACTGCGCCTTTGAGGCTGTTAATGGCTGTTTCCAGTTTGTTCAACGACTCAATGTTTCTAGCCTCAGTGGTCATGCCAGCCTGACGATTTCTTTCAGCATCTTGTTCAGCCTGCTGTCTAACTCTTGGATCTAGATTGCTTAAAAATCTGTTGATATCTTCACGTGTTCTTGAGATGCCTGTGTTGTCAATACCTTCTCTTACACCTTCATATGCACCTGCAATACGTTGTAGATTGCCTTGCTCTTGAATTGCTTTGGCTAAATTTTCTGCCGTAGCCCCACCTTGCATTTGGTTGGCCTGCTCTCTGGCACTACCCAAAGCCATGACTGATTGACGCTGTGCGGCATTTAAACCTTCAACTGCTACAGCATCGCCAGTTCTACCTTGTGCCAATGCACCTGAAATTCTTTCTTTCTGATCTTGACTCAACGAATCGCCAAACAAACTTTCAACACTGGCAATCATTCCTTGTGCTTCAGCACCCAGCCCTCGTCGTGCCAAGGTTCTACCTGATGTTGATCTATTGAAGTTTTCTATGGCTTTTAACAAAGCCTTGGAACTGATACCAAAGGTGTTGCTGAGTTCTCTGGCAGATACCACTGTTCTTGAATACTGATCAACCAACATGCGCTGTGCGTCAACTTCATTCTTGGCAGTCATACGCACCTGCGTCATGATTGATGCTTGCAGATTTGCACGTTCTTCATCGGTCATGCCCAAGGCAGCGGCAGCATTAGCGGCTCTGTCAAAGGCTTTGACGGTGTCAGCACCCAGTTCTTTTCTCAATGATCTGCTGAGTTGTCCGCTACCAGATTTAAGACCACGTGAGAGATCTGCCAAACGATCCACGGCTTCTTCTGTGGTGCGTCCAAAAAACTTAAATGAATTTTCGCTTTCGTTGATTACTCTAGAAAAGTTTTCGCCAAGGCCACTGTAGAGCATGCGCGAAGTGTAAAAACCTGCTCTCATTGCTCTTAGGTCAATGGCGCCAGCCACACCTTGTGCATTTTTAGCAAACTCTTGCATGGTGGTAAGTGTAAACGACAACGCACCCACTATCATTCCAGCAAAGGCCGCAAATCTGTTACCAGCATTGGCGGCCTGATTTAGCCCGCCTTGTAATCCGCCTAGTGCTTGCCCTAGGGTTCCACGACCCATCAACATTTCTTTGGCAAATTCACCTGTGCTCTTGATTGCCTCATTGTTGGCCCTGGCCAACTGTTCGGCTTTCCATTTGGCTTCGTTGTCAGCCTGTGTGCGATCTTTAGTGGCCCTGGTGCTGTCATCAATGGCCTTGTTTGAAACGCCCAATGCCTTTTCAAACTCTTTTTGCTCTTTGGTCAATGCACGACCTGCGGCTCTAGCGGCCGCAATTTGGTCTAGCATGACCTGGCTTAGTTTTTCACCGTTTTTGGAAATCTTTTTGGCCACATCGTCCAATGGATTACCCGTTGACCCACTAGACCCACCGGGTTTGCCGCCGCGAGCGCCACCACTGCCGCCGCCACTGTTGATTCCACGCCCAAGATTGGAATTCATCATTGAGATGGTTTTTTGTAAGTCGCGGATTGCGTCTATTAACTGCTGTTCCATTGTGGCGTTTGGTTCTTTTTACCGTTAAAACTCCAGATAAGTATATCATCAACTTATAGTGGGGTTCTTTTATGAGCCTATTTACCAACAAGGATTAACTACATGGATAATCAAAATCCGCTGACGCAAAAGGCTCAAGCCAATCCGTTAGCACAATACTATCGCAGACCTGGCACCTATGTGCGACTGCCCAGTTCCGGACGGTTTTACTCAAAGCCGCCTAAATTCAGTGACACTGGTGAATTGGCTGTGTTTCCAATGACAGCCAAAGATGAACTGATTTTAAAGAACCCTGACGCACTATTCAACGGCGAAGCCATCAAACAGGTGGTGGCCAGTGTTTGCCCAGATATTCCTGATGTCAATGAAATTCCTGCCGCAGATTTGGACATGATTTTGGTGGCTATGCGTATGACCAGTTACGGTGATGACATGGGGTTATCAATCAGCCATGGCTGTGATGAAAGCAACGGTCGTGAACAAAGCATCACTGTAAGTCTAGGTTCCATTGTTGCTAGTCTGCGCCCAATTCCCAGCGATGTAGGCATTGTAAAATTAGGTTCAGGCATCACAGTTGCACTTCGTCCGTATAATCTACATGATCAAAGTCGACTGTTGAGAATGCAGTTTAACACCATGCGCCAAATACAGGCCAATGAAGAAAACAAACTGCTCAGCACCGAAGATCGCACTCGCATTGCCACAGAACAATACAACTCCATGGTTGAATTGGCTCAACAACTGTTGACAGGATGTGTGGAAAAAGTTTCAACACCAGACGGTGTTGAAGTCACTGATCGTAAACACATTGCAGATTGGGTGAAAAATCTCGATCGTGCCAGTGTTGATCGTTTGGATCAGGAACTCAAACGCTTTCAAGAGTTTGGTATCATTCGCGAAGTCACTACTAAATGTGATTATTGTGGCACCGACTATAAAACCGACATGCTGTTTGATCCTACAAGTTTTTTTACCGCAGGCTCTTGAGTCTTGGTAAAAATGGTCAAGCCATCAGAAAATACATTGATGGTATAGAATCAGAAGCAAGAGCCTTAATTAAAGAAGTCAGCACTATCAGTGTGTGGTCAGGAACCAGTGCCGAACATGTTTGGTTTATGACTTACCAGGAGCGCGAAGTGTTTACCGAAGTTATCAAAGAGAAACTTGATCTTCTTTACGGCAAAAAAGGAGTAGCCCGCGGTGGCTACTCTTTGTAAACATAGTTGGGTTCTGCTTTCCAACGTCCTTCAGGACAGGCCATAACAGCCAACTTGGTTTTGATAGGCATCAAACACCAGCATTTTTTGCAAACTCTAATAGAATTTAAATTAGGACAAGCCCAGCAGATGTTCAATCGCTCTTGGGCTACTTCTGGTTCTACAAACATACGCCATTCAAGACGCTGTAGCCCTTGAGGTTTGCTGTCGTGATCTCGAGCAACCGTAGTAGATTTTGATACTCTCTTCAAGTCGTAGTTGTCCTTAATTGTTTCATCTTCTCTAGGGCGATTTCATCGCCCTGAATTTCGCGATGCTTCGCATCTGCTCATTCTTTTTTATCTTGTTTTAGATTGGATATTTACAGTTTCAAACTTTATCGACTGTAGATTGTTTTTTAACTTAAGATGATACTTGACGATGATGGACTAGCCACACTTAGCCGTAAGCACGGCTAAGTTTTTTGATGTTTGTGTCATCTTGACGATGCCGTCTACACCACCTTGGATTAAGCAACTGTTTGACAACAGCAAAGGCGGTCACGCTCTACCTTTTTACACTTGACTTATAACGCTAGAAACTGCAACCGAATCCAAGCAATTTGCAGTTCTATGTAGGTTGTAATAGTTCACCAGAGCCTACTCATTTTGGCAATCATATACTGCGCCAATCTCTTCCATGCCTGAGATCGCGTCCTGTTAAGGATAGTGGCGACAAGTCCCCGCTACCGCGTCGGGAGTTCCTTCCCCTGTGCAACCCAAGTGCCAGGTTTTATGGGTGTCAATTAACCGGCTGACACGAGCCTATCGGTAGTTATTCAAGCCTAAGCAGAGGTGCCGTCGTTAAAACATGCTTTAAAGCGAGTAAGTTATTTAAGAGCCAGAAAAAATTAAAATATGCTATTATTATGAATTAGCCGATGAGGATGCCTTAACGCGATCTTTGTTGTGTTGCCAGAAGAGGTCGTAGTCCACGATATACCAAATACCGTGCTTTTTACTACTGTAGATTGAATAGTTTTGATTAGAGATGTCTGCCCAAGGGTGAGCCACAGCGATGAATTTACCTTTGCGGTTGAATTTCATTATAAGGATGTTAAAGTCGCCAGGATCGGCTGCGTCATGTAGTTGATCTAGCCAAGATTCTAAGATTTTGATTTCGCCAGAGTAGAGTTGATGGAATGGAAAGTCAGCATAACTTTTGCATTCGCAGTTGAATTTAGTCCAGGTCAGGGGAGGTGTTATGTCCCCTTTCATGGACCTAATTTGTCCTTCGTGCAGAAACTCTTTGCGGAACTGATTCTTTCCGCCAATGTAGGCGCCCGAGTGAGGAACGCGGATGAACGTTTCACCATACAATTCAGTAAGGTGATTGGCTACATCACGTTCCCAACTCTTGCCTTTGTTTTTGCTCTTGCTACCGGCCATTATTTTGCGGCCAATGCTTCCTTCTCGGCCGTAATCTCTTTACGACGTTCCTTGATGGCCTTGCTCATTTCCTGCAGAGCCTTTCTAGCGCGAGCGGCTGAAGCCTTTACGCCCTTGACTGTAAACTTTTCATTTTCGGCCATATAGGTGTCAAATGCGTTTTTAATTGCTTCGTGATTTGCTGACATAAATGTCTCCTTAAATTAACAGCGAAGTATCTGTGTCGTTTTCCAACATGGTGAATCCATTTTGTTTTACGACCATCAATACATTATTGACTCGACCAGCCAACTCATCTCGGTGACTGATCAAGAATACGTTACGATTCATTTCACGACCCATGGTCTTCAAAATGGCCATTGCGTTTTCAATACCAATTTGATCCATGCCAGAATCCACAAGTTCATCAATGAACATGAGATTCATGGTTTCGTTGAAACTTTCATAAACGTCCCTAAAACTCCAACTCAGCGCAAGAATCAATCTATTACGCTCTCCGCGGCTTAGGTTGTCAAAATCAAAACTTTGACCCAGTTGTGTAATGTCCACTTCCAGATCACTTTTGAAAACAACCGTATGCGGTAGTTGTAGTTTATCCAAGTAATACCCTAGCCTGTGATTCAAATAGCCAAGATTTTGCTCAATTATACGCTTTCGGACAAATGAGTCTTTGTTGGTCAGCAGTTTGAGCAGGAAATCCTGATGCTCCAACAGTTTGGTCAAGCGATTCATTTCGTCCCAGTTGATTTCGGCCAGCGCAGTATTTTTCAAACTGGCAATCTGTTCTTGATAAGGATCTTGTTCAGCATCCTTGGCAATCAACTGTTGTTTGAGGTTCTCTAGATTGTTTTTATGCGCGGCGGCATCTTCGAGATTCAAATATTTGGTTTTGGGTCTTTCTCCAAGGTCACCAATGGTTCTAACTGCTATGTC